CATTTTGAAATTTGATACAAAGATACGAAAATTATAAGTGATTTACAAATTAATCAGTAACTAAATTACCAAAGGTAGTTTTTAACCAATCATTTAAATCACCAAAATTTGAAGTAACCTTGTATTTTAAAAGGATTTTCATAAAATCCATTTTGTTTAATGGTTTAATTGGTTCGTTGAATCTATCCAAGACTTGCATCTTGATTTGCCCTGATATATCAACATCATCCAATTGCATTAATTCTCTGTTAAGTAAAATTTGGTTTTTAGCCTCAAGAATATCATTATATAATTTAATTTTACCCTTGGTTTCTACTTTCTTTTGTTCGCAAAGATTAAATAAATCATCTACTGATAATTTAGTATCTTCCGTTAGTTCTGGAAATCTTTTTACCAAAGTTTTAATTCCACAACCATACACACCGGGAATATTATCAGAAGAATCTCCATCTAATACTCTATACAACAAAAGATTTTTTGATTCAATACCAAATTCTTCTTTTACTCTAACTTTATTATAGATTTTCTTTTTAGTAGGGGACCAGACGATGGTTTTGTCATTAACGAGTTGGAGAAAATCCTTATCGGTAGACATAACCACCGCCTGTTCATCCTCTTTAAGAAGATTTGTAGTTATATAAGCCATAACATCATCTGCCTCTACCCCATCGTATATCATGGTAGTTAGTGGTAGACCGTATAACATTTCGTTTAACCAAACGAATTGTCTTTTCATAGATTCACGCTCATCTTCATCGTTCATCAAATCAGCATACTGACGATTTACTCGAAGTCTATTGCCTTCTCTTTGAGCTTTATACCCATCAAATTTTTTCTTACGAGAGGTTGAACCTCCCTTACCATCAAATACTACAACAACACGAGTCGGTTGAGTTTGTCTAATAGCATAACCAATTGATTTAAGAACACCTGTTACACCACCAACATGGTCTCCATCCTCATTCATAGTGGGAATGGATGTCCAACATCTGATAAATGTATTCAAACCATCAATAATAAGAACCCGAGAGTTCTTGTGTTTATTTTGGTTTTGGGTTCTTTCTATTTCAACCGACTCTAAAATGTTTTTGTAGAGTTCCCTCATTATAAAGTTTCTTTTTGTAGTGGAAAATATTTTTCTAAAATATCAATTTGGTCTTGGTATTTAGCAATTTGTTCTAATTCAATTTCAATTGCATCAACAATATCAGAGTGCTCTCCAATACCAACCGATTGATGTAAATATATCTCCACATTTGCCACGTGTTTTGCAACATGACCTTCTGCATGTTTTCTAACAGCGTTCAATAAAATATTTCTCATAACCTTGTGTAATTTACTACCAATTCTCCGTTAGTTGACGATTCCCATTCAAGTTCGTGTTTATCTAAAACTTCTCTAATAATTCTAATTTGATGCTCGGGTGATTTATCAGCAATAATTTTTAATTTAAAATTATCGTTGTTTTTAATTTCACCGAGTAAAAAAGTTTCAACCGAAGACACTGCTTGATTAACTGCTAGTTTTTGTAAATTTAATTCAATCATAACTTATTTTTTAATCTTCCATTCCTTCACCACCCATGGTAACTTCCATGCTGTCAATATCCAAGGTGTCTGATTTGTATTGTAAGATAGTTTCTTCACAAATCTTTTTGTAAATTTGCTCTCTCAAGTCTTCTCTTTCTTCCATTAGTAGAATGAAATCTTTTGATTGGAATTTTACTTCTTCTCCTGTTTCAGTATCAACATAAGTGTACCAAGCACCAGCTTGTTTTACTACTTTGTTTTCTTTCATTACTGTTAACCAAGAACCATAATTATCAATTCCTCTATCAAAGTAAATTTCAAAATCGGTTGAACGAAGTGGTGGACCCATTCTGTTTTTAACAACTTGTGCACGAACTTTCATTCCTACAATCTTATCGTTTCCACCAACTTTCATTTTGATTTGACCTGTTCCTTTTAATCTTAAACGAACGGAAGCGTGAAATGCAAGGGCTTTACCACCACTTGTAGTCCAAGGGTCACCAAAGGGCATTGCGTTCATCTTTTGTCTTAATTGATTCGTATAAACTAAAAGGATTTTCTGTCTACCAATCATGTTGGTAATTTTTCTCATCGCTTTTGAAATGATGATTGCTTTATCGGTAGCATATCCATCTTTACCATAATCCGATGCAAGTTCTGCTTTGGTTGAAGCAGCTGCAACTGAATCGGTTACAATAGTTACTAATCTATCTTTTGATGTTTCCCTAACCTTTTCAATAATGGTTTCGGTAAAATCAAAAATTTGTTCAACTGAATCTGCCGATACATAAAGTAATTTTGAAACATCCACACCGATTGCTTCTAAAAATTCTCTACTTACTGCAGTTTCTGTATCGATTAGTACCGCAACTCCTCCTAACTTTTGTGTTTCGGCTAGGAGGTGAGCGGACAATAGTGATTTACCTGATTGTTCTAAACCAGTTACTTCAACAATTCTACCAACTGGCAACCCACCATAAGGGCGGTTAGAAATTGCAACATCCAACATTGCACATCCGGTAGATACCCAACCATCTACATTGGTCGGTGCCTCATCTTCATCCAAGAAGAATGCTACCTTATTGTCTTTGGATTGTTTGTTTAGTGATTCGGCTAATATATCTGCCAAATCTAGCTCTTGTTTCTTTGCCATAAATAAGGTCTAATTAATTGTTGAATAGGTCATCAAATGCAGCAGCTACATCATCAGTTTTCTTGGTAGAAGTTTCTACAACTCCACCCATATCAGTACTTACACTTGATTGAGTTTGTTTTGGAGAAAGAACTTCTTGTGAAGCAGATGAAACACCTTCTTCTGTTTCAGCACTTGGGTTTAACCAACCTTCTAATACACCTTTTAATTCATCATAAGATAATTCTTGATACAAATCTGTAATAGCAGTTTGGTCATCCAAGAATGAAGTAGCACGAGTTGTGTCTTCTGAAAGTGGTGTTTGGTTTGGTTTTACTCGTAGAGTTGTTGTAGGATAAGAAGTTCCTGCATCTTCTGCAGAAATGTATTCTACTGTTAAATCTCTACCTGTTGTTGGGTCGGTGATATCACCATAATCGGGGTCTGCAATATAACCAAGAATCTCTTGATATACAGTTTTACCGAATCCCCAAAAACGAACTCCTTCTCCTTCTTCACCACGAACGATAACAGGTACGAAAGTTCTTAACTTTGGCTCCATAGCCTTAGCGGCTTTCCAATCTTCTTTATCACCCATACGCTTTAACTTGTCAGCGAACTCGCATATTGGGTCTGGGCGTCCAAATGATTGTGGTGAAAGATAAGTTTTGTTGTTAATGTTGTAGTGAAAGTAAAGTTCAATAAATGGGTTGTCTTTGTTGAACTTGTAAGGTACGATTCTGACTTGGTGTTTTCCTGGTGTCGGTTTCCAAAGAGTGTCAGTTTTACGTTGTGTGTTTTGTAGTTTGTTCAGTCTACCTCTGATTGCGTTAATGTCTAATGCCATCTTTTTTTCCTTTTAAAGTTAATTAATTAATTTGTTTTATGGTTTTATTTACGAGTCTGTCCTACTCGCGGTGTGTACATATAAATATACGATTTACCGATTTTCGTATATTTTTTCGTTAATATATTCAACAAATTCTTGTAAAGATTGTTTATTAACTTTCTTTGAAAACTCATCTTTCCAAATTGGTTTAATAGGACTTCTTTTACCATCTAATAGATAAAAAACTCTACCAACATTACCCTCATCCATATAATAATTAAATGCCTTATCGGATATTGCATTCTCCAAAGAAAGGATAAATGTTTTTGGTTTTAAATTAGAACCATCTATAATTCTACGAAAATCGGATGATGCTCTTTCCATAAAACATCTATCTAAATAAGCTTTACACTCTCCAATTTTTTCTAATTTACCATCTTTATTATAAAGGTGTCTATCTACTTGAAAGTTTAAAGTGATTCCACTTTTACTTGTTGATTCAATAAAATCATTTTTCTTTGATTGACCACCTCGTTCAGTTTCCCAAATTAAATCAAGTAATCCTTCTACTGATTCTTTCATCGTTGAACGAACCATTCCCATCTTACTTTCTTTTGAATAGGAATTTGCTTCTTTTATTTTAGATTCTATAAAATCTACATAAATGTCTAAATTGTCCATACCTTTATCCTTTTAAGTTTTACTATGTAAAGATACAAAAATTTATTTAAACTTCCTAATTATTTTATTTTTAATTTTACTTAAATTCAATATTATAAGGTGGTTGATATTTTTTTATAAGTTCTTGTTCTTTGGTTTCTATATAATCCTTATCACCAAGTTCATAATCCCAAACTAAACTATTCCAAGTAGTTTCAGCGTCTTCTCGTGTTTTTCCTTTTAACCACTCTCGTTCTAAAATTTTCCACTTGAAAGAAGATGGCATGGTAGATTTGTAATGTTCCATAATTCTACCACTTGGCTTTCTTTTACCTTTACCACCAATACCTATATAGATTAACGAATCCCTCTCATAAACTTTATATAAGATAAGTTTATTTGGATGTTGGAGTTCCACCCCCTTTACCTCTCGTATAGTTTCTAATAAGGATTTTATTTGCCCCACTTACCGTTTTTTACGATTTGAGCAATAATACCATAAACCGAAAGGTCTTGATAAGTGTCTTGGATTGATTCACCAACTGAATCCTTACCACCCATTACCACAAGTTGTTTTAATCGGTTAATCTTATCGTTCATTCGGAACCAAAGTCCTGTCAAGGAAACTTTAATTTCTTCGGGAGTTTCCAAACTTGAACCTACTGAAATATTAGATGGTCCGTAGTTAAGTTGTTTTTTACAAAATAACTCGTATTGGTCAAACAAGATTCGTTTGAATTCCATAGTAGTTTCGGGGTATAGTTTTTCAACCTCCTCTACTATTTCGGGATTATCATATCTGATTACTTCGTATTCTTCCTCATTTACAGGTTTTATGTTTAGTTTATGAGAACGAGTTGGTGAATGTGATACAACCTTGGGTGATGTGTTTTCTTCTTTTGCCATAACTTTTATTTTTTTACAAAGATACTATTTTATTTTTGATTATACAAATAATTTCCAATTTTCTTCTTCATCGAATGCCTGAACCTCATATGGATGGTCATTATAATTATAACCCATATTATAATATCGTTTCATCCAAGAAGGAGATTGAAGGTAGTGTTGGTACTCATGTACCAAAGTTCTGATAAGAACCTCTAATGAAGGAATGTTTTTCCAATATAAAGTGATTTCATTCATCATACCACAATACTCGCCATAAAGGTCTTTAGGAACATCAGCATCAGAGTAAGGTGTATCTTCAATTGCCACAAAAGGAACATCCACATGGTGGTTAGATTCGCCATAGTGGTTGATTACTTTGTTATAAACTTCTTCGGTAATTGTTTGAATTTCTTTACGGGTCATATCTCATTTTTTACATAGTAAATATA